TACGAGGCAAATTACTACATAGTGAATGAAGACTTGAAAGTTTACGTTTGTCTGCAAAATGGATCAGACCCTGAGAACCCAAAGGGAAGGCCTTCATATGACCAACCCACATTTGTTGACCTTGAGCCAAGGGCAGCTGGCACTAGTGGCGATGGTTACGTTTGGAAATACCTTTATACGATTAAACCATCCGAGATCATCAAATTTGACTCTATTGAATACATACCAGTGCCCGAAGACTGGGGCAAACAAGGCGAGACTGTTGCAACTAAGGCTAATGCTATAGATGGAAAAATCGAAGTTGTGGTTGTTGATAATAGAGGCTCTAACTATCAACCAATCTCTACATCTTTTGCCAATGTTCCAATTCTCGGAGATGGATCAGGAGGAAAGGCTACAATTACGGTTGATTCTTTCGGAAAGGTTTCTGAAGTATTTGTTACTGACGGAGGACAAGGATATACCCACGGATCAATACAGTTCTTCCCAGGCGCTCCTGGCTCTGAGTCTGGCGGTGTTCTTGCTAACCTTACCAATACTGGAATCGGAACAACCTCCAATGCAGGGTTCAGTGTAATTATCCCACCTAAAGGTGGACATGGATATGACATCTACAGAGAGTTAGGGGCATATCGAGCTTTACTATATTCTAGATTTGAAACTCTCGAAACTAACCCTGACATTATTGAAGGTAATGATTTTGCAAGGGTTGGACTGATAAAAAATCCCACTGTGTTTGGTAGTAGTACAGAATTACTAGATACTGCAATGGTCAGTGGATTAAAAGCTGTAAAACTTGGTGGTATCACAACAGCAACAGTTTACGCTGTTGACTCTGAGATTACCCAAACAGTTGGTGTTGGATCAACTGCGATTGGATATGTTGCATCTTGGGATAAAGTTACTGGAGTATTGAAGTATTATCAACCAATGGGTCTTGCCTCAAGTGCAACTGGATATAAGATAGTTCCATTTACCTCCAATCCAGATGCAGGGTATGGAATAACAATTACTGGATCATCTGTAACTGGTTCTATGTTGTCTATTGATACCGCATATAACGGTGTCAGTACCTCAATAAATAATAAGACATACCAACTTGGTATGAGTTTTAGTGCTGGTATTTCATCTGCTGAGTTCAATACTAAATCTGGTGAAATAATTTATATTGATAATCGAGCTGCAATCCCAAGATCTGCTAGTCAGAAGGAAGACATCAAAATAGTGCTGGAGTTTTAAAAGCAAATGCCACAGAATACCAACTTAAATTCATCTCCATACTTTGATGATTTTAATGAGTTAAAAAATTATCAGAAGGTACTATTCAAACCAGGCTTACCTGTACAGTCTAGAGAACTTACGACACTTCAATCTATTCTACAGAATCAGGTTGAAAAGTTTGGTAAACATTTCTTTAAAGAGGGATCTGTTGTAATACCTGGCCAAGTTGCATATGATAACGAGTACACTTGTGTTCAAATTGATGACACACATTTAGGTATTCCTGTTTCAGTTTACTTGGAGAATCTAAAAAATAAAAAAATTAAAGGTGAAACTAGTGGCGTTACAGCTAAGGTAGAAACTTATATTACAAATAGAGAATCTGTTAAGGGATCTTATACCTTATACATCAAATATCAAAGTTCTAGTGACAGTGACTTCTCAAGAAAAACTTTTGCAGATGGTGAAAATTTATTATTAGAAGAGGATATGAATTATTCTCTATCTAGTATTAGATCTGGTGCTAGTTTTGCAACAACACTTATATCAAATGCAACAGCAACAGGTGCTGCTTCTAAGATTGCTGCTGGTATTTACTTTATTAGAGGATTCTTTGTTAATGTCTCAGACTCCACAGTAATTCTAGATCAATATTCTAATACACCTTCATATAGAATAGGACTACTAATAACTGAAGAACTTGTAACTGCATCTTCTTTAGACAATGACTTATATGATAATGCAAGAGGTTTCTCAAACTTTGCTGCGCCTGGTGCTGATAGATTCAAACTATCTACATCTCTAATTAAAAAATCTCTCACAGATTTGAATGATGAGAACTTTGTAGAATTAATGAGAGTAGAAAATGGTGTTCTACAGAAGTTTGTTAAGGCGGGTGATAAAGTTGATGATTTAATTCGTGATGAACTTGCAAGAAGAACATTTGATGAATCTGGAAACTATTATATCAATCCATTCCCAATAGTTCCTAAAGAATGTTTAAACAACAGAATAGGCAACGATGGTGCATATTACTCCAATCAATTAACACAACAAGGAAATATTCCTAAAGACGACTTGATGTGTTTGTCTATAGGGCCAGGAAAAGCATATGTAAAAGGTTACGAAATAGAAACTCTCAATACTACAACTGTAGATGTTCCTAAACCTCGTACAACACAAAAAATAACTAATGAGTCATTACCATTCAGTGTGGGTAGACAAGTTGAACTTAACCATGTAAGTGGTTCACCCCCTATTGGTATTGGAACAGATTCTCATGTCAACTTATTCAACAAAAGAACAGTTACTGTTGGAGAAGGCAATGGAACACAAGTTGGTGTTGCTAGAGTTTATGATATAAAGTTAAAGAATGTAGGTTATGCAGATTCCTCTACTGTCTTTGAATCATCTCTATATGACGTTCAGACATTCACATACTTACAATTAAATACATCGACAACTGTACCTCTTCCAGCATACATTGAAGGTCAAAATAGTAATGCTGTAGGATTTGCATATACATCTTCTAATAACTCTAACCAGATTACTTTATACCAAGTAAATGGACAGTTTCAAGTAGGAGAAGAGATTTTTATTAATGGTGTTACTGCTTCTAGAAGTATTACAGAAGTAGAAGATTATGGAATGGATGATGTTAAACAATTAGTGGGAAATGATCCAACTAATTACAAGTTTAGTGCAGACCCTGTTCTAAGTCTTGGTCATTTAATTGCACCTATGGCTACTCAGTACACAATAAGTGCTAAGTCTGGTGCTGCATCCACTATTACATCTCCAAGTGCAAACTTTGCTAATATTGGAATTAAGACTGGAGATATTATTCAGTATAGTGTTGCAGGGAATACAGTTCCCACTTACAATAGTGTTACTGCAAAAACTTCAACAAGTATATCTCTTGAAGCAATATCTGATGTAACTAATGTGTGTTCTGGTGCTTTACCATCTGCTGATACAACAGTAAACGATTTATTTAAAGTAACTCTAGAAGTTAAGAATAACTCTAAGGCATTTTTATTCAGTGATTTAACAAAAAATAATATCGCAAGTGTAGACACAAATGGTGCTGATCTAATAATCAAGAAGTCATACAACGTCACAGTTGCAAGTAATGCCTTTAGTGGAACATTAGAAACTGACGCTGATTTAACTTTAGAACCATTCGATGAAGAGGATTATAATTTAACATTTAAAACCTCTGGTGTAGTAGAACCATTAACTAACCAAAAACTTACAGTCAGTGGCAGAACAGTAACTTTATCTGGATTAGATACTGCTTCTGGTGCTGCTGTACTAACAGTGACTTGGAAAAAGGTAAATGTAAAACCAAAATCTAAGGTATTTAAAAGAGCCACAACTTATACAGTCAACAAATCATCAAAAACCCAGTCAGGCACTGGATTAATGAAGTTAAATGATGGACTGACATATGATACAACATACGGTAACAGAGTTCAAGATAATAGAATATCATTAGGTGTTTGTGATGCTGCATATGTCCTTGCAGTATTAGAATCATCAACTACATCTGATCCTCAGTTCCCAGTTCTCCAACTTACTAATCTAAACTCAAATATCTTAAATGCATTACAGGGAGAAGCCATGATTGGTAAAACCTCTGGTGCATCTGCTATTTTTGTTTCTACTAATGGTAGTAACGAAGTTGATTTTGTTTATCAGAATGAAAACACATTCCAAGTTGGTGAAGAAGTTACTTTTGAAGAGACAAATGTTCAAGGTATAGTTCAGACTTTCGTTCCTGGCGATAGAGATATTAGGAACAACTTTACATTTGATCCTGGCCAAAGATTAGACTATGTAGACTTCTCTGCTATCGAAAGGAAACAAGGAACTGAAGCACCTACTAGAAGATTAACAATTGTTTATAACAATTATGTTATTGAAGCTTCAGACCCAGGCGATTTTGTAACTGTAAACTCTTATGATTCTTCTTTATATTCTGATTCTCTACCTTTTGTTGGTGGAAGATATGGTTCAGATATTATTGACTTAAGACCAAGAGTTACTGGATCAGTTGCTGGTAGAGCTCCTTGGGAGTTTAGTGCAAGACAATTTGTAGCTGGATCTTCATCTTCATCACATATTGTTGCAAAAGACAAATCATTTAACGTATCATATGACTACTATCTTGGAAGAATTGATAAGTTATTCTTAAGTAAAGAAGGTATCTTTACTTTATCTCAAGGTGTTCCATCTGAGTTACCAAAACTTCCAAACACTATTGATAATGCTTTAGAAGTTGCAACGATTCAACTTCCTCCATATGTCTATGATACTAGAGAAGTAGGTTTAACTCTGGCTAAGTATAAGAGATATCGAATGAAAGATATCAATGTAATTGAAAATAGACTAAAGAACGTTGAATATTACACTTCATTATCTTTACTTGAGGTAGAGACAGGTTCCATGTCTCTTAAAGATCCACAGACTAATCTTGATAGATTTAAGTCTGGATTCTTTGTTGATAACTTTAAATCTGTTTCTGGTGGTGATGTAACCAGTAGAAATTATAAAGCATCTATTGATGCAGTGGATGGTAGATTAAGACCTCAACACTATACAACTTCTATTGATTTATTACTTGGAACAGAGGCTATAGTTGGTGCTGCTACATCTTCTAACCCATCTGCTGATTTCAGATATGCAGAAGACCTTGGTGATGCAAACGTCAAGAGAATTGGCGACGTTGTATGTTTGAATTATGATGATACAGTTTACTTAGAAAACAAGTTTGCAACTCGTATCGTAAACGTAAACCCATTTGCTGTTGTAAACTGGATTGGTCAAGTTGAATTAAACCCTGCCACAGATACATGGATTGAGACTAGAAGAACTGCTGCTACCTACGATATAGAAGGTAGTTTCAATTCTACTATGGGAATTACTGGCGCTGATAGTAATACTGGTCTATCACCTGTTGATTGGGGTTCATGGGAAACTACTTGGACAGGATCTAGTTCCACAATGGGCCCAACACTCTATAGTGATACTAAAACTAAATTAACTGGCAGTTCAACAGTAAGAGGTAAGTATGTTTGTGGTAGAGGTATTCCTATTACTACAACTAAAAACTATCGAGATGCTAAGACTGAGTTTAAAGAAGAAACAACCACAACCACAACTAACCAAACTAGACAAGGTATTCAATTCCGTGTTGGTGAAAGATTTGATACTACAAGTCTAGGTGACAAGGTTGTAAATACTGAAGTTATCGCCACAATGCGATCAAGGAATATTGAATTTATCTGTCGTAGACTTAAGCCTAATACAAGATTATATCCATTCTTTGATAACATTGACATGCAGAAGTATGTTGTACCTAAACTTATAGAAATTACAATGGTGAGTGGTACATTTGGTGCTGGTGAGATTGTAGAGGGAAGTCGTCCAAACAGTAATAATGACGCAATTAGATTTAGATTGGCAAATCAAAATCACAAATATGGCCCATACAATAATCCATCACAAACTTATAAACAAAATCCATACGATCCAGCATCTAGTATTTCATCCACATACTCATCAACTACCACAGTATTGAACGTTGATACTGCTGCACTAGAACTTCAGGCCGCTTCTGGTTTCTATGGATATATCACTACTGGTATGAAATTAATTGGACAATCTAGTGGTGCTATCGCAACAGTGTCTACAATCAGATTGATTACTGATAAAGCAGGGTCACTACTTGGATCACTATTCTTACCTGATCCTACAGTTCCTTCTGCACCTACATTCAGCACTGGTACTAAGACATTTACATTATCAACAAGTTCTATAAACTCTACCATATCTGGATTTACAGATAGTTCTGGAGAGGCAACTTTCACATCATCTGGTACATTACAAACTGTAGAGGCATCTACATTAAGAATGAGAAATGCAGATGTTCAGAGAATACCTCAGTCTGAGGACAGGACTCTAAGTGACACAAGTAAGAGATTGACTGTAGGAACTACATTTACAAATAGATCTACAACTCAAACAAGATGGGTTGACCCTCTTGCACAATCATTTGAAGTTCCAGACATTAATGGTGTATTCCTTACCAAGTGCGATGTTTACTTCCAAGCAAAAGATACAAACCAATTACCAGTTACTTTACAAGTAAGAACATTGAAGATTGGTTTACCGACTCAAGAAATTTTACCATTTGGTGAATGTATTCTTGATCCAGATCAAGTAGTAGTTTCTGACGATGCTTCTGCTGCAACAACATTTACATTCCCCGCTCCTGTATACGTTGAGGGTGGAGGAGAATTTGCCCTTGTTCTTCTATCCGCATCTAATGAATATTTTGTTCATATCTCTAGAATGGGAGAAGAAGATATAACTACTGTCAATTCGGCAGATTCTGAAAAAATAATTGTATCTCAACAGCCTTTACTTGGTTCATTATTCAAATCACAGAACGGTGCTACATGGGATCCAAGTCAGTTGGAAGATTTGAAGTTTGAGTTATACAGAGCAAACTTCACACAATCAGAGGGTAGAGTTAACTTCTACAACCCAGATCTTGATATTGGAAACAGACAGATTGTTTCTCTCGCACCTAACCCAATCGACATGCTTTCTAAGAGTGCCGTTGTTGGATTAGGAAAGAGTTTGACATCAGCAGAACAAACTGGATTGACAGAAGGAACTACAATATATCAACAAGCTAATCCAAACTTTAGTGCAAATCTAATTAAGACTCTTGGTGCTATTGGTATAGGCAGTGATCTTGTTATCACTAATGCTGGTAGTGGTTTTGTTGCAACGTCTGTTGTTTATTCTAATGTTCCTCTCGTATCTCAGTTTGGTAGAGGATCAGGTGCAACTGTCAACTTAACTGTGTCGAATAGAGTCGCCACAGCCGCAACTGTGGCAATAGGTGGAACTGGTTATGCAGCTGGTGATGTATTAACAGTTGATTCATCTAATACAGGTGGATTTGGTAAAGATTTGAGATTGTCAATTCCAAATAATGTTGGAGTTATTAGTGCATTTAATACTTTGATTATTGATAATATTCAAGGTATTCCTAAAGTTGACTCATCATCTTCTATTGTATATGTCGGTGGTGGTGGAACAAGTGTTGTGAATGGTGGTTCTATTAACTTCCTTAATAACATCACTGATGGTTTACATTTCCGTGTAAGGCATTCCAATCATGGTATGTACTCCAATCAAGACTTAGTTACACTTTCTGGAATTGAAGCTGATGTTAAACCAGAGAAGATAACATCAACAATAGATTCATCCAGTACTGAGGATATTACAGTATCTTCAATTGGAATATTCACTTCATTTGAAAATCTTGAAGTTAATAATTCAAATCCAGGCTATGTTAAGATAGGAAGTGAGATTATAAAATATACTGGTATAACAACAACAACTTCAACACTGAATAATATCACTAGATCTGTTGATGAAACTAAGGCGGGTGATTACAGTATTAACGATAAAGTATTCAAATATGAATTGAATGGTGTATCTCTTAGAAGAATTAATGCATCTCATAAGTTCTTGGATAGTGATTTATCAAATTACCCAATCGACGTTGATCATTACTGGGTCAAGGTAGGTGTCTCAAGTCGTGGAGTAGATAGAGCTACTGGAAATTCTAGTGGATTCCCAGAACTATTCTTTAGTGAGAATAAATCTGGTGGTAGTTACGATCAACAATATGTTCAAGTTGGTGTCCCTTATGGGCCAATGGCAACTCAGAACATACCATTTAATATTGTTAGACCTAATGTTGCTACATTGCTTCCAGAGGGAACAGACATAAATGCAAGAGTTAGGACTTTCAGTGGTAACAGTCCTGATGGAAACTTAGAAGCTTTTGTTGATCAAGGATATGAACCTGTTTCTTTAGCAAGTAATAATTATCTAACCACTCCAAGAATAATTGCTTCCAAACAAAACGAATTGGATAAGTTAGTTGCCTTTGAGGGTAGAAAATCATTCACACTACAGACATTCCTAAGTACAGAAGATTCTAAAGTAAGTCCTATGATTGACTTAGATAGAGTCAACATGATCACCATAATGGATAGGATTAACTCTAAAGTCACAGATTATGCTACAGATCGTAGAGTCAATTCTATTGACCAAGATCCTAGTGCTGCAATTTACTTATCTAAGATTATAAACCTTGAAAAGGCAGCAGATGGTTTGAAAGTTATGTTTGATGCGTACAGACATGCAACGAATGATATTCGAGTTCTATACAGAATATTCAGAATTGATGCTCCACCAGAATATCAGTTATTTGAATTATTCCCTGGCTTCGATAATCTAGATTCTGACGGTAGAGTTATAGATGCAGCAAAGAATAATGGTAGACCTGATAGAAGAGTTTTATCATCTTCTACAGAATCGGATTTCAAAGAGTATGAGTTCAATGCTTCAAATTTACCACAATTCAATGGATTCCAGATCAAGATTGTAATGTCAGGAACTAACTTTGCTTACGTTCCTAAGATTCGTGACCTAAGAGCTATTGCATCTATCTAATGAATAAGGTAAAAGTTAAAGATAGTGGTTCTCTCTATAGAGATGAGGAGTCAGGAGCAATATTAAATTGCTCTGATTCTGAATATAATAACTATCTGAAACTAAAACAACAAAAGTTGAAAGAAACTAGTGAGATGGATAAATTAAAGGATGATGTTGATGAACTCAAAGATATGATGAAACTAATTTTAAGTAAATTAGATAAATAACTAAAACCCTTCTGACAGATGACCGCTAGGAACATTAATTTAGTTTTAGATCAGGGTGTAGACTTTGAGGCAACTTTCACTATCAGAAATGAAGATGCAAGTTCTTTGAATCTAACTGGTTACACTGGTGAAGCTAAAATAAAAAAACATCCAGAGGCGACAAAGTTTAATAATTTTGTTGTTTCATTTCCTAATAGGGTGAATGGTCAGATAAAAGTAGCTATGGCTAGTACGATTACTACGACTATAGAAGGAGGAAGGTATGTATATGATCTGGTTCTAACATCGCCTAATGCGTACAAGACTAGGCCAATACAGGGAAATGTTCTCGTAATTCCAGGCGTAACGTAATGGCAGATTATCTAGTAACGCTAAACGAACCTGGCAAGTATAATGTCGGTGTAGACTATGAGATTCCCTCTAAGTCTATCCAATATGGTAATATCATCATTGGAAAGTCACCTGTACAAGATGGCACTGAAACCACATTTAACTTAACTGATCAGGGAGCACCTTACAATCCCAATAACAGTCAACAACTCATTGTGACTAAGAATGGTCTTTTCTTAGATCCTTCAAATGATTATACTATTTCTGGAGATAAAGTTATTTTTACGACTCCTCCAGCAGTAAATGATGATGTAGTAATGATTGCTCTTGCTGCGGCTGCAGATTTAACAAGAACCGTTAACTACGTTATAGATAGTGGTAGTCTTCCAATGCAGACTGGTGATAAAGGAAAATTGACAATAGATGTCACTGGAGTCATAGAAAATATCAGAGTTTTATCTGATCAGACTGGTGATATTGTTTTTGATATATCTAAATGTTCCTTCGCTGATTATCCAAATTTCACTAGTATTACTAGTGGTGCGAGAGTTCAACTAACTAATTCTGATAAATACTTTGATGATGTCCTAAATAATTGGACGACTACGATAAATGCTGGAGATATTCTCAATTTTAACGTAGTAAGTGTGAATAATATTAGAAGGTTACTAATCTCTCTAAAATTAAAATTATAAATAACAATAGTTCTTAAACAACTAGACCCCTAGAGGTAGTTTTTCAATGGCATTACTCGTTCCTAATATTGGTGAAATTGAGTCGCTACGTTATCTGATCGCTCAGAATAACTTTGTCGCAGATTTAGAAGATACATCACCGCGAAATCTTGTATTAAAACTTTTTACAAGTAACACAACTCCTGCCGAGGGGGATGTTCCAACTGCAACAGCATACTTTGAGCCATATATTGACGGAAACGTTAATGGTTACGGTACAACTGCAAACACAGGATATCCTGTTTGTGTAAACAATAGATCAGATCAAGACTATAACCAACAGTATGGTATTCTGTTGAATGGTGCGAGATGGGTAATTAAGAACGTTGGATCTGGAACAACTGCTACATACCCAGAACAGACTTTTACTTTCACTGGCCCTGCTGGTAATATCTACGGATATTATGTAACTAGAGCAAATAACATGCCTGTCGCTGTACAGGGTGTTGTTCACGGTGCTAGTGTTGGTATTGGAACCACAGTTACCAAAGGTAATAACACTGATCCTTGTATCGGTATTGTTGGTAACTCTTACCTCACAATTGACCCACAGGTTAGTATCGACGATCTAACTCTTGGACAATTCGTTGCTGGTAACGCTGGTGTTGCAACTGGAACGAGAATCATCGGTATTGACCGAAGTTATCGAACAATTTATCTGGACAAGGCATTAGTAGACAACATACAGGTTGCTACTGATCCATCAGTTACATTCAGTTTCGGTAAGATCTCTATTACTAACCACGGACTTAAGGCTGGAGACATCCTTTATGTAAACGCTGGTACTGGTAACACAACTCTTGAATCTAATGTTTACACTGTATTCAATGTACCAAACGCAGATGAGTTTGTAACAACTCCATCTATGAGTGCTACATCAAACGGTGTATTGGGACTAAACACTGCGACTCTTTACAGTTCTATAATGTACGCTGAAAGATTCACAAACGGCCCATACAACATTCAGAACAACGGAGACCAAATCAAGATTACTCTAAACGT